ATATAATCGAAAATGGGAAAAGGGATCCACGAATGCAAAAAAATTCCGGACCCATAATTTCCGTCGTAGAGGTCGATCCGATAGATGGAAGTTATGTGATTAAGTTACCTGAGAGTGTCGTCAATGATCTCGAATGGTACGATGGGACAGAAGTTGTAATCTCGATAGACGGCAATGAGATTATCGTAACAGACTTGGAAACTTACGAGAGTTTCTGATATAATACAGAATGATTCAGATAGATTTCCATGATCACTACTGAGCAGGTCTTCCACATCTACGATAAGAACAATGAGGTTATTGCTCATAACTTAACTGTCGAAGAAATGGAAAAAATTATCAGTAAGCCTGGATGGTTTACTGAGAAGAAAAATAAACAATATGATGTTGAGATTCTTGAAGTCGCATCAGACAGAGAGGAGCACTCTTATTGACATTATAGATACTATCAGTTATAATTCATTTGAAGTACACTATTACTCATGGCGAAAGGATTTACAGTAAAAGCGAAAACTCCCATTAGGAAAGCAGAGTCTGAATGGGACTATAATAAAGCACGGGAGATGGTAAAAGGCAAGAGCATTGTGTTCTGTTTGCCTGGTCGTGGTGTCTCCTATACATATCTGAAGAACTTTGTTCAACTCTGTTTTGATCTTGTTCACGCCGGAGCTCAGATTCAGATCTCCCAAGATTACAGTAGTATGGTGAACTTTGCACGGTGTAAGTGCTTAGGTGCAAACGTACTCCGTGGTCCTGATCAGATTCCCTGGGATGGCAAACTGAAGTATGATTATCAACTTTGGATTGACTCTGATATTGTCTTCAATACTGAGAAGTTCTGGCAACTTGTTCTGATGGATCAGGACATTGCATGTGGGTGGTACTGTACCGAAGATGGCATGACTACCTCGGTGGCTCATTGGTTAGATGAAGAAGCATTCGCCAAGAATGGTGGTGTGATGAATCACGAGACCTTGGAGACAATGAAGAATCGTCACAAACCCTTCACCGTGGACTATGCAGGTTTCGGATGGTTGATGATTAAGCACGGTGTCTTTGAGAATCCTGAGATGAAGTATCCCTGGTTCGCTCCTAAGATGCAAGTCTTTGAGTCTGGTGCTGTTCAAGATATGTGCGGCGAAGATGTGTCGTTCTGTCTCGATGCCAAAGAAGCAGGTTATGAGATCTGGTGTGATCCTCGTATCCGTGTTGGACACGAAAAACCCCGAGTTATTTAAGATTATGGAAATTAAGAAGCGTTCTGCTCCCAAGGAGGAGTTCTATAATATCTACCAGCGTGACCCCGGAAGCGGCGTCGAAACACTCGTAGATGAGGCCTTGACAAAGGATCAGTTTATGGATAAAATGGACTTCTATGCCCAAGAGTATTATATGACTCAAGAGGCGAAGTTCGCACCTTCCGCCTTTCGGCATGAAATTTTTACTTATGAGGATTAATGGCTGTTAAATCGAAAATTGGTACTGCTGCAATTCAATTCCAACCCGGCAAACCCAAAATGACTTGTCAGGGTAATTCAAAGAACACACGCTATTCCGCTACTTCACGAAATAAAGCACGCAAGAAGTATAGAGGTCAAGGAAAGTAAAAATATGTACCTGGAGGGAGATCAAGAATGGAATCATATTCATCCCAATGACCTCTGGGTTTATAATAAATTGATATTGAGTCGGGTATTGGGTTATAATTGTGGTCCTGTTGGAACCGCAGTTCCCAAACCCGACTTTTATATTGTCCGTCCTAGTATGAATTTACTTGGAATGGGCCGTTTTGCTCGGATAGAATACATTTACAAGTATACTGAAATGTATCATCCCGGAGAATTTTGGTGTGAAATCTTTGAAGGTGACCATCTTAGCGTAGATTTTCACCACAAAGAGCAAAAATTAACGGTAATCGGCAATCGTGACCCAGAGAATGATCTCTACAGATGGTCAAAATGGGAAAAAATTGATCAAAAAGTAGAATTTCCTGAAATTTTGAATAATTTGCACGGATACTACGACTGGATTAATTGTGAATTTATCGGAGAACGACTAATCGAAGTTCATTTTCGACAAAATCCAGACTTTAGATACGACAATAGTGAAGCAATACCCGTTTGGAAAGGAGATAGACCAGTTAATTTTGAAGGATATCGCTTCGTTAAGTCTGAAGATTTCTTACGAAGAGGTTTCTGGGTAAAATAAATAGCATTAAGGGATAGCAACCCCTCTAAAAGTTCTTTGAAAAAGGACTTTACGGAGGGCTAAATGTCTAATCATCCAGTTCCTGACCATAATCGTGATTACATGAGGGAAACTTTTGGAACGGAGTACCTCATTACAGACCCAAAATGCGATAAACTGCTCAGAGAAGTAGTTGGCGATCATAAACATGACCTGAAAAGGCAGACTTTGCTGCATGAAGAGATCAGAAATGACGAAGATTATGATGATTGGGAGTATGGAACCGAACCAAGTTACGGTAAACCACTATAAATAGGTCAGATTCTTGTCTTTTCTATGGCTACAACAAGGATAAGTAAGTCATTCAAAGATATTAGCTTGTCCTTTAAGCCTCATCCGGTTACAAAGGACCTCCAAATTCTTAAGAATGAGAATGCGATTCGTCGTGCAGTGAGAAATTTGGTGGAAACTATCCCATCAGAGAGGTTCTTTCAACCCGAATTGGGCACTAACGTCACTGGATTACTATTTGACTTCGTAGATTATGGTACTGCCTCTGCAATTGAGACACAAATTTATGAAGTAATCTATGCATATGAGCCTAGAGTAGATAATGTTGCGGTAACTGTCGAACCAAGAGCAGATCAAAACGAGTTTGAGATCACCGTCTCCTTCGATATTGTTGGTCAAGCTGTATCAGCACAAGAATTTACCTTCATATTAGAAGCGACTCGATAAAAAATGCCACTCACTAAGTTCGCAAACCTAGATTTTGACCAAATTAGGGCGTCCATCAAGGATTATCTCCGTGCAAACACAAATTTCACGGATTTTGACTTTGAAGGATCCAACTTTTCGGTCTTAATTGACACGCTGGCATATAATACTTACATTTCGGCGTTCAATGCCAACATGGTGGCTAACGAATCCTTCTTGGATTCGGCAACTTTGCGTGAAAATGTCGTTTCTTTAGCTAGAAATATCGGATATTTGCCCAGATCTCGTCGGGCAGCAAAAACTACGGTAAGTTTTACAGTTCCATTCACCGGAGAGAGTGGAACTTGCACCCTGAAAGCAGGTTTGTTGTGTGTTGGAGCATATGATAACACATCATACATGTTTTCTATCCCTACAGACGTTACAACAACGTCTCCTTTGACTAATCCTGCCGGAGATACCAACGGCCCAAGGATTGCAACGTTCACTGATGTTGAAATTTACCAAGGAACATACTTAACCAAGAGATTTGTGATTGATGGATCTCTTGATCAACGTTTTATATTGAATAATCCCCATATTGACACTGCAACTTTAAAAGTTAGAGTCAAAGGGCCCGCAGAAACTGGTTCTGGAAGAGAATATACACCAGTAGACAACATTCTGAACGTTGATGCCAACTCAGAGATTTATCTCTTGCAAGAAGTGCAGGATGAAAAGTATGAGGTTCTCTTTGGAGATGGTATTTTTGGCAAAAAACTTGAAAATGGGACTGTAGTCACCTGTTCTTATATTGTAACTGACGGAACAGATGGAAATGGACCATCTCAATTTGATTTTGCAGCTGATCTGAGAACTTCTCTTGGTTCTGCAATCATTCCCACTTCAACAGTTACCGTAACTGCCTCTAGAAACGCCCAGGGAGGCGCTGAGATCGAGTCTTTGGAGTCTATCAAGTACTTTGCTCCTAGACTCTACTCAAGTCAATACAGAGCGGTTACAACGAGGGATTATGAGGCGATCATTGCTTCGATTTATCCTGATACAGAATCTGTTTCCGTTGTTGGTGGAGAAGAACTTGATCCTCCCGAGTTTGGAAACGTAATTATTAGCATTAAACCCAAGAATGGATCATTTGTATCAGAATTTAACAAACAACTGATCCTTTCAAAACTGAAGCAGTATTCTTTGGCTGGTATCAACCAAAAAATCATCGATCTCAAAATTCTTTATGTTGAAATTGACTCTTACGTTTACTATAACTCCAGTAGGGTCACTTCTGCAACTGATTTACAAAAACAAACTCTCGATAGCATTACTCAATATTCTCAATCCATCGATTTGAACAAATTTGGCGGAAGATTCAAGTACAGCAAAGTACTTTCAGTTGTTGATGGTACTAGCGACGCAATCACCTCCAATATTACTAGAGTCATCATCAGAAGAGACTTAAGATCTCAATTAAATCGCACTGCTCAGTATGAGTTGTGCTATGGAAATGCTTTTAGAGCCGTTGCTTCTGGAAGAAACATCAAGAGCACTGGATTTAAGATCTTAGGAGTTGCTGAGACAGTATATTTCACAGATACTCCAAACTCGGATCTCAAAACGGGTGTTGTCTCTATTGTTCGTCAGGTCAACGATGAGGTTTTGGTAATCAAAAGAGATGCTGGAACAATTAACTACGAAACTGGTGAAATTCTTATTACATCCTTAACGATTACCGAGACAACCAAGTCTGATGGTGTAATTGAAATTCAAGCCGTTCCTCTTTCCAATGATATTGTTGGTCTTAAGGACATCTATCTCAGTTTTGATGTTGGAAATAGCACAATAAATATGGTGAAGGACACCATTTCTTCTGGAGACCAAATTTCTGGAGTTGGTTTCCAAGTAACACCAAATTACGTTGACGGGACATTAACGAGGTAAGATGATTGAGACCGCAATTGATCAACGGGTCAAGATCAGCCAGCTGATCGAGGGACAACTTCCTGAATATGTTGTTTCGGAGTCTCCATTATTTGTTGATTTCTTAAAACAATACTATCAATCGCAACAATTCCAAAGCGGACCTGTAGATCTGCTTGAGAATATTGATCAGTATATCAAACTCGATAATTTAACCCCCGAGTCTCTGAATGGTAGAGTAGGTGTAACTGAAAGCGTATCTTCTTCGGATACGACGATTTACGTTGAGAGTACAAAAGGGTTCCCCAACGAATATGGTCTCATCAAAATTGATGATGAGATTGTTACTTATACTGGCGTAACAACAAATAGTTTTACAGGATGTATTCGTGGTTTCAGTGGAATTACATCTTACAGATCTGGGACAGACGCTGAAAGTTTAGTATTCAAAGAAACTTCAGCATCTTCTCACAGTTCTGGTGTAATTGCTCAGAATTTAAGCACTCTCTTTTTAAAAGAGTTCTTCAGAAAATTAAAAGTTACATTTGCTCCTGGATTAGAAGATCAAGACTTCACCAGTTCTTTGAATGTAAACAATTTTATCAAATCTCTTCGTGGATTCTATGAAGCAAAAGGAACAACAGATTCCTTTAGAATCCTCATGCGTGCATTATACAATGTAAGCGCAAAAGTTGTAGATTTGGAAAGTTTTCTTTCCAAACCATCTACTGCTAATTATAGAAATAGACTTACTTTAATCACCGACCTGATTTCTGGAGATCCAGAACAGTTAGTTGGTCAAACTTTATTCCAAGATGAGAATGCTGCTACTGGAGTTGGGGCTGCGAGTGCTCCAATTTCTGAAGTAGAGGCATTTACTATTCAAAACAAGAGATATTACAAAATCTCTCTCTTTTATGGTTATGACAACCCTCCAGCTGGATTCTTTGGAACTTATCGTCAACCAGGAAAATCTAAGGTTGTTGGGACATATTCTACAACTGCAGATACAATCACAGTTGATTCTACAATAGGGTTTCCTGCCGCCGGAGAGGCGATTGTAGGCAATAATACTATCACCTATACAAGTAAGACTGTAAACCAGTTCCTAGGCGTTTCTGGCATCACTGAGAGCATTTCTGATGCTGAAGATATCAGAGAAAATCTCGTTGTCTATGGTTATGAACAAGGAACTACCAGTAAAGTGGATCTTAGACTTACTGGTGTTTTAAATGAATTTAATATTCCTCTGGGATATAATAACGCTGACATTGGTGAGGAGATCAATGTAAAGTTTGTTGGTAAAAAAATTAAGAACCCAGAGTCAAAAACATACATTGAGACATTCTTCAATTCTTGGGAATATAACCCAACAAATAGAATTCAGATCGAAAGTTTTACTGGATCTGCATTTAAACTATCTTTAGAACTTGATAGAGTTCAAATCAGAACTGGAGATACTGTCCAAATTCTTGCCCGTGGTTCAAATGTAGTTCTTGGTACAGCACAAATTACAATTGATAATGCAGTTACGGCTACCAGTGATTGCACACTTTCTGGATCGGTTGTTTCTTCTCTCAATCCTTCCACAAAATATGATATCCGTAGAGTTGTAAAAAAAGCAACTTCTTCTACTGGCATTATTAAAAATGGCGAAAATGTAATTATTTCCGATATTCAAAATACTTACATTTCGAATGATGATTTGTATGGATATGTTGCCAGTAACTCTCTGCCATCATATCAAATTACAACTCCAATCATTTCCAAGACTTTAACTGAAGCATCTGTTGCCTCTGGTGGAGTTCAGGACGTTGATTCTGATGGACTCTATACAACTCTGGCGTTTAATACAGAAGTTCCTTTTATTACTGGTGACGAAGTAATTTACAGAGTTGGAACTGCATCAACAACTCTCGGAATGGTTGAAGGATATACTGGTGTTAAGGAAGGTCGTTATTTTGTAGAAGTTCAACCAGATCCAAAAAAAGTAAAACTGTGTGTAGCAAGATCGTTCATTGACGCACAAGACTTCATTAAATTTGCCCCGCTTCCAACAGGATCTGGGACACATGTCTTTACACTAGCATCTCAATCTGATAAAGAAGTAGAACCACAGGCTCTTCTTAAAAAATTCCCACTTACACAAGATCTTCAGTCGGGAAATAAAACTTTAACATCTCCTGGTCCAGTTGGTATTCTGAGAAATGGAGTTGAAATTCTCAACCCAAGATCCGAAGAGTTTATCTATTATGGGCCTGTAAGTAATGTCACTGTTATCAATGGTGGTAGTAACTATGATGTTTTAAATCCACCCACAGTTATTATCGGATCTCCTAGTGTATCTACAGGAACTACTGCTCTTGTAGAACCAGTCGTTGTTGGAAGTATTCAAGACGTTTCTGTAGATCCACAAAACTTTGATATTACTGAAGTATTTTCTATCTCTGTCAGTGGCGCAAATGGTAAAAATTCTCAGTTAGAACCAATTGTTGAGAATAGATACAGAGAAGTAGCATTTAATGCAGCTGATTCTGTATATGGTGGTGGTATTGGAACATCTTCTGAAACAATCACTTTCCTGGATGAGCATAACTTTGTCACAGGGCAACAGGTTGTTTATGATAGAAATGGTAACGCTGCTCTGGGAATCGGAACTTTTGCTGGATCAAATAATGATACTGGACTGACTCTCAATAGTGGCGGTTCTTACTTTGTTTCTAAAATTAACAATAAGTCTGTATATCTCTATCAAAGCATTAATGACCTGAATGCAGGTATCAACACAATCGGATTTACCACTGTAGGTACTAGTGGTATTCATAAATTCAGAACATTTGATCAAAAGAAAACTCTAACCGGAGTTAGAGTAATCAATGGAGGAACAGGATTTGCTACCAGAAGATTAAGAGTAAAATCTTCTGGTGTCTCTACATCCAAAAATACAATATCATTCGATAATCATGGATTTGTTGATGGTGAGATTGTTTCTTACGCTTCTACCACTGGAACGCCAATTAGCGGATTAAATACCAATAATCAGTATTATATTGTCAATTCCACAACAAATAGTTTCCAGCTTTCTGATGCTGGTGTTGGCGGAACCATTAAATCAAACTATGAGAGATCCATTCCTGTCAACTTCGAGTCTGTAGGCTCTGGATATCAGGAATTTAATTATCCCTCAGTTTCAGTTTCGATCAATGTTGCTTATGCAAATACAGTTGGTGTAATTACCGCAACACCATCTATTCGTGGATCGATTCAACAATTGTTCCTATATGAAGGTGGAACTGATTATGGATCAAAGATTGTTGATTTCCAAAAGAAACCCCTGGTAACAGTTGTCAACGGAACTGAGGCTCAATTAAATCCCATTATTTCTAATGGAAGGATTATTTCTGTTCAGATCTTAAGTGGCGGAAGAAATTATACCTCTGCACCAGATCTTAGCGTAATAAGCACATCTGGAACTGGAGCAAAACTTAGAGCGATTGTTAGTGGTGGTGCGATTACACAAGTAATTATTCAAAGTGGTGGTATTGGATATGATCCAACAAGCACAAGTATCAAAGTAACCACAGTTGGTAGTGGACTTGTAGTTAATACGTCCATCAGAAAACTTACAATCAATAAAACTAAGAGATATGAAGAGTATGGAGGGGAGTTCTTATTCAGTAATGAAGTAAACAAAGGACTTGAATACTCGATTTTAGGATATAACAACAATCTCAGAACAGCGTTCTTTGATACAGATACCAATACTCATTCACCTCTTATTGGATGGGCTTATGATGGCAATCCAATTTACGGTTCATATGGTTATTCTGATCCAGAAGATTCAAATTCTGGTGTAATCAGACTTTCCTCTGGATATACATTAAACACTAGTTTAGTTGATAACCGCCCAACAGGATTCTCTGATGGATTCTTCATTGAAGATTATCAATTTAATGGAAGCGGACAATTAGATGCACACAATGGAAGATTCTGCAAAACTGTAGATTATCCAAATGGCGTTTATGCTTATTTTGCGACATCTGAAATTGATATCACTACTGGTTTACTAAAACCACAATATCCATATTTTATTGGACAGTCTTATAGAACAAATCCAGTAATTGAGAACTTATACGGTAGAGATTCCATTGATCAAAGTAATTTTGATTTTGAATCTGGAAATTACAGCAGAAACACATACCCATATCTCTTGGGTGAACCAAAAGCTGACAATGACTACATTTTAGAATCATACGAACTTGCAACACAAAAAGCCACTGTAGAATCGATTTCAACTGGAACCATTGAACTGGTTAGAGTTCTTTCTCCTGGTGATCGTTACGTTGTTAATGAACCTTTATACTTTAATGAATCTACAAGTGGTGGAGAGGGATTAGATGTAGTTGTATCAGAGATTCGTGGCAAAGATATCGTAGAACTGAATACAAATTATAGAGATTATAACAATATTGTTTTTGAAAAAACTAGCAATTCCGTAGTCACTGGAACGATAGGAACATATCATGAGTTTAGAAATGGAGACACTGTTGTAATTTCTGGACTTAGCACATTTGTTCGTGGTCTTGCAGGAAAACAAGTTATCGGAGTAACTAGTGCAACTGGATCCCTAACAGAACAAATTAATGCGGGGAGTGCCGGTGCTGTTGTAGACATTAGACTTTCCTCAATTCCTTCTTTCGTAAGTGTTGGTTCAAGCATCTTAATTGGAGCTGAACTGTTCAAGGTTCTCAATAAACTTCCTGTTCAAAATATTCTCAGAGCAGAAAGATCTGGCGGTGGAATTTCCACAACTGGAGTAGCAGTATCCTTCTTATCAAATACTTTTACGATCAATCTTGAAACCGATGATTTTGAGTCGCAAACTCAAAAAACTGTTTACTTCAATGCATCAGAAACTGTAGGTATTGCAACAACTGCTGGCATTAGCGCAACAGTTACATATACTCAGGCAGGTGTCACTTCGCAAAGAGATATTCCCGCTCAGACTATTTTCATTCAGGATCATCCATTCAAAACGAATCAGAGTGTTGTATTAACAACTCCTGCAACTGGTCAACCTTTTGTTGTTAGAGCTGGATATGGTGCAACACAATTCTTACCCAGTGCTGCTGGAATTGCACAGACTGTATACATCGTCAATGTAAGTAAAGATTTAATCGGACTCAAAACATCTTTTGCTGGAGAGCAACTTTTCTTCTTAGAAAATGCACAAAATAGCAATGATTATTCTTTTGTCTCCGAATTTTCCAATGTAACTGGAACTGTTCGTAAAGTTGAGACCACAGTCGCTACAGCAGCGACTCATCTGCTCAATACAAATGACATTGTTACGTTTAAGGTAAAACCAAAAGGTAATTTTGGTATCGGCGCAGGTTCCTCAGTTTCTCTCTCATACAATACCTTAGTTGATAGTGTAGTTGTCAATAGTGTTGGATTTAACTCCACTGGAATTAACACATCAACAAATAGAATTACTCTTGCATCTCATGGATTGTTGAATGGAGATAAAGTTGTATATGAAGGCGTAGAACCAGCTGAAGGACTCGTTAATGGTGTATATTATGTTTTCGTAATCGATGAGAATACATTCAGTCTAGCAAAAACTAGAGTAGACCTCAATTCGTCTCCTCCAGTTATCGTCAATATCTCCGGTATTGGTGCCACTCATACCATTGGACGTATTAACCCACAGATTCCTGTAATTAGAAATAGAAATCTAGTCTTTGATCTTTCAGATTCTACTCTGACTGGTTATCAACTTAAGTTTTTCTACGATAAAGAATTCAATAATCCTGTAATCTCTATTGGAAGCAGCAGTAAATTTGACATTCAGGAAACAGGAACAGTTGGATCTACTGGAATAACCACAGTTGGGTTTAGTTCTTCCTGGCCTTCTAAGTTGTTCTATAACTTAGAAAAATCTGGATATCTGTCAACATCTGATGTTGATGTTAATTCTTATTCTGAGATTAGTTACAGCGATAGCAAATATAACGGATCTTTCAGAGTAACTGGAATTGGATCTACAACATTTACTGTTGCTCTTGTGGATCAACCAGAAACAACTAGATACAACCAAAATGATTGTTCAGAACTCAGATATACAACTAAGTCTGGATCATCAAATGGTGGAATTGAAAAAGTAAAGATTGTTTCTCCTGGATTTGGTTTTGCATCCAGACCAGACTTTGTTGGTGTTGGAACAACATCAAATGGAATCAATGCTATTCTTGAAGCTAGTTCTACTGCAATCGGCCGAGTAAACAGTACCAGAGTTGTAAACGCTGGATTTGAATATCCCAGCGATAAAACACTAACTGCTGCTGCACTCATCCCTTCTTGGTCTCAAGTAGGAAGCAACTTTACCGTTGAAGATGGTGACATCATTGTATCGACTGGAGGTAAGAACTTTACAAATCCACCACAACTTGTTTTAGTTGATAGCACAACTGGCAAGGATTCTGGAAATGGTGCATACAATGCTGTAATGAATGAGAACTCTATCGATTCTATTCAGGTATTGAAGCAACCAACAGGACTTGCTGGAGTAGCACATACACTGTACACTCTGTCCAATAGCAACGGCATTATCATCACAAATGTTGATAGTATTGCTAGTGGAATTGTAACCGTAACAATTCAGACACCTGTCTTAGGATTTACCACATCCCCAGTTGCTATTGGTGATAAAATTTTCGTAGATGGTATTTCTCTTTACGAATCTGGCAATTTTGATGGACATAACTCGAAGGATCATGGTTTTAGATTCTTTGAAGTTCAGAATGTTAATGCTTCCTCCAACCCAGTAACTGTAACTTATAGCCTTGTTGGCATTGCAACCCAAAATGTTGGTGTTGCTGTTACAAATACAAATAGCACAGCGACTCTTGTAAAGAAAGAAGATTATCCAACATTCAATATAACTCTTACAAGAGAGAAATTCCTTGTTAATGAAAAAGTTCAGGTAAGCACTGGATTTGGGTTCTTCGATACTGACCTCATTATTGTAAAGTCTCAAGGTGATATTTTAAAGGTAAAAGGTTCTTATGAACTTAAGGTGGGAGATAGAATTAAAGGCGTTTCCACTGGTTTTGTGGCCACAATCCTTGTTCTTGAAAATTATGAAAGCACTTTCAAGGTTTCTTATGAAGTTCAGCAATCTTATGGTTGGTCTGATCAAATTGGATTCACTAATAGTGACATTTCACTTCTTCCTGACAACAACTACTACCAGAATCTAGCATATACAGTTCAATCTCCCCTTGAATGGAGTACGATTGTTGGTCCTATGAATCGCCTTCTTCACTCCACTGGAATGAAGAACTTTGCCGACATGGAGATTAAGTCTCCTGTTTCTGCCGCTGCTACTGCTGGACTCAACACATCTGTCCTTGGTAGTTCAATCAGACTTGATTACGTTTTTGAAGGTAGAGCAGATCAAATTAACAACTTTGATCTTGCATCTGACATTGATGTTGTTTCTGGTGTATCTCCAGCCATCAAGATGCAAAACAAGAAGTTATCTTCGTTTATTAAGTGTGTAACAAACAGAGTTCTTCTTGTCGATGATATTTCTCAAAAATTCTCCAGTAAAGAATTAAATCAAAGAACATCTCAAATTATCGTATCTTACCCCGTCAGCATTCCTTTCCAAAGAATCTTGGTTCTGGCCAAAGATGTAAACGATCTTTTTGAATATCAGTTCAGTGAATTGATTGTAATGAATACCACTGAGGGTGTTTATACTTTACAGAAATCTGATACTAGAAGCGGTGATGATGATGTTGTAACTTTTGCAGCAAACGTCACAGATAATGGTGTAATTGATATTTCTGCAACTCCAGTTGATGAAGGAGTAAATTACAGCTTCAAGGTAGTTCGTCAACTATTTGATTCTAACGTTGGTGGAGTTGCGACTCTCGGCGTCGGTATTGCCTCTGTAACAGGACTTACAACTTCCGTTGGTGTCGGGACAACCACTACCCTGTTCAATGGCAATGCAACTGATCTTGATGGGTTTACAGCGCACGTTGCCATCACTAGACCATCGGATCAATATGGAAACTATCATGAAGTAATTGTTGATCATAATGGAACAGACACATATCTGGCCGAATTTGGTTACGACACTGGATATAGTGAAGGTGGAATATCGACTGCTTTCATCGGAACATTTAGATCATACATTGATAGTGGAAGACTAAAATTAGATTATACCAATAATGGTTCTGAAGCAGTTATTGCCAGAGTAAGAGTTGTAGGACTCAATGATGTAAGTGCTGGTGTTGCAACGCAATCTTTTAAACTTGACATTCAAAATTCTGGCACTGAAAGAACCGCAAGATATAGAAGTAGCGGTACAACTGATACTATTACTGGTGCTGGTTATGCAGTTACTGCTGTTGGATTCTCAACCGACAACGATCTGGCTGTTAAATCTATTGTAAGAGTTGCTATTGGTAATAGCGTTAACGTATCTCAATTGATTATCTCTGGTGATAAGAACAGAAATAGAGCAGAATTGACGGAATATCCCCAATTGACAGTTGGAGATTCCGTTGGACTTGGAACTTTTGGAACAGAGTTCAAAGGATCGGAATTCCGTGTCGTATTCTATCCAGATGCTCATCAAGGAGTTGCTACAATTACTGGATATCATGAAGTCTTCTATAGAGATCAAGATGCAAACGCAGACAGCATTCCTGATATTAGATTTGGAAGAGTAATTGATACTTACCATGAGGAGTTATTTAATCAAGGTGATCAACTAAACTTTGAACTGACTACTAATGGATATCCCATCTATGCTAAAGTATTCAACCCAGCCAGTATTACAACTCTGAATCCCGCAACTGGTGTCTTTACGATTAAGAATCACTTCTTTAACAACGGACAAGAGTTAAATTACATTCCAGAAAGCACTGTTGTTGGTGTTTCTTCCGTTGCACTTTCTATTGGATCCACTCTTGCTGGTGGTGGTGATGGAATTGGCGATCTGATTATCGGATTTACCACGATTACAGGTCTAACCACAACTGGTGGAATGTCCGTTTCTCAAGAAATTATTGGTCCTGGAGTTCCTAATGGCACAACAATCGTAAGCATTGGTTCTAGTGCAAAGTTCTTTGTTGCAAATAGCAATGGAACAAATGTTCTTACTGGTATTGGAAATACTACAATATTCGCACTCAATGAGACAATTGTTTCCAATACAGATTACACTGGATTTGGAACAATCACCGCTATTGGAATTAATTCGATTACAGTTGCTAATACTGTTCCTACAGGAGTTGGTAGCGCATACTATTCTACCGCTTTAGCACCATCCATCACGATTTCTTCCGCTGGTGCTGCAACTACAATTAGACAGACATTTAGATCTGGCATTACGACTGATGTTATGCCATCTACTGTTTATGCAATTAAGAT